CGCTCGAATACAACCCGAAGACCGGCAGCCTCATCAGCGGCGCCAAGAACGGCGGCTGGCGCCCGCAAGACAGCGACACGGGCGCGCCCAACAGCAGCCACAAACAAGGGCGCGGCGTCGATGTCTACGACGCCGATGGCGACCTCGACGCCATCCTCACCGACGCCCTGCTGAAAAAGCACAACCTATACCGCGAGCATCCCGCCCAGACAAAAGGCTGGCTGCACCTCACCGACCGCGCACCGAAGAGCGGCAAGCGCACGTTTTACGCCTGAAAGGAACTGCTATGAAAAACCTCACCCTCCTGCTCACCCAGATCATCGCCATGATTTTCGGCGCGCTCACCGTCGCCGGCATCACCGTCGACCCCGCCGTCCAGGCCGACATCCAGGCGCAGACCGGCAGCATCGTCAACACCCTGGCCGGACTCGCCATCATGGTCACCGCGCTGGTCGGCAGCATCAAAAGCGTGTGGGACAAAATCACCGCCGGCAAATGACATGCCCGTCAAAATCGTCAGTCTCATCATCGCCGCACTCGGCCTGCTGACGCTATCCGGCTGCAGCACCGACAGCGCCCTGCGCGCCCAGATTGCCGGCGCCAACATCGAACTGGCCCGGCACAAAGCCGAGACAGCCGCCAAGCCGATCCTTGACGCGCAAATCCCCACACCGTCCGGCATGATGTTGATCATCGTGCACGCCCCGCAGGGATCGAACACGGCACAGATCAGCATGCCGGATGACCCGTGGGCACGGGCAGCGGATAGAGCCGTAGGCGTACTCGGCACCGCCGCCGGCCTGTACCTGGGCGGCGAAGCGGCAGTCGGGCTGGTGCGCGCCAGCACGCAGGGCGTTGCCGAAGCGTTGCGCGTACAACCTGCGCCGATGGTGGTGACCCAGCCCGCCCCGGTCATCGTGCCACCGGCCGATCCGGTGATCGTCACCCAGCCCGCGCCGGTCATCGTGCCACCGATCGATCCGGTGATCATCACCCAGCCCGCGCCGGTCATCGTTCACCCCGTCATCGTCGGGCCCTAATGTTTCTGACCCGCCTCAACGTCATGTTGATCGACGACCGCGCCAACCAGGGACGGGGATCATGGATGCTCAGCACGCCGCTGGTCTACGAATGCGACGACAAAATCCAGTACATCGTCCCCACCGGGTTTGTGACGGATTTCGCCAGCGTCCCGCGCGTACCAATCGCCTTCTTGCTGGCCGGCGACACCGCGCACCGGCCAGCCGTCCTGCATGACTGGCTGATCAAGAAAATGCCCATCCCGCGCACGCGGGCCGACGAACTGTTTTACGAAGCCATGCGCAGTGTCGGCATGCCCGCCTGGCGCGCCGGCATGATGTACCGCGCCGTCGCCGCGCAAACCCGCCACCTCGCAGACAAACTCAAATCATGGAGCAGTGAATGAAAGAAGGCGACGGCATTGTCGACTGGGATGGAGAAGAGCGCCGCAACTGCATCGGTTGTCGCAACCTGGACTCGCTCGAGCGCAGAGTGAACCAATGCAAAGCCCAGTTCGACGCCGAGATCATCCAGGTGCATGAATCTGTGGCCGGTCTCAACAAAGAGATCCACGGCCTGCGCTCGGACATGAGCGCATCGGTGGGCGAAATCAACAAATCACTGGCCGACATCGCCGCCACGCTTCGCCAGCTCGCCGACCTACCCGAGGCGTGGCGCAACCTCAAGGGCTTCATGGCGGTGGTGCGCTGGACCAAAGAAAACCTGCTGCTGCTCGCCATCATGGGCGCGGTAGTGATTTACGCAATCAAATCATTCGGCCTCGCGCCGTAAGGAACCAGCATGGCCTTGCAATTATCAACAACAGTCCGAAATGCTCGCCTCGACGCCATTGAAACGACTATCGGCGTGAGCGCCGTTCTCAAAATCCGCACGGGCGCAGCGCCGGCAAACTGCGGCACCGCAGACAGCGGCACCGTACTGGCAACGCTGGCACTTCCGGCCGACTGGATGGCCGCAGCGTCCGCTGGCGCCAAAGCCAAGTCGGGCACATGGGAAGACACCAGCGCCGACGCCACCGGCACCGCCGCGCATTTCAGGCTGTACGCCAGCGACGGCACCACCTGTCACGCACAAGGGACGGTGACGGCAACCGGCGGTGGCGGTGATCTGCAAGTGGATAACACCAGCTTCGCCATCAGCCAGGCCTTCAGCGTCACCAGCTTTAGCCTGACCGACGGCAACGCCTGATCATGCTGCTGCTCAACTCAACCAGCGCCATGCGCAGCGGAACACCTGTTATTGGCGGCAGCATCGTCAGTCAAAAAATCATCGGCGGTGTACCGGGCTGCATCTACCGTATTGGAATCACAATTATCACCAGCACCGGCCAGACGTTTATCGAAGGCGCTGATCTGCTTTGTGAGGAGCGGGATTAATGATCGCCGCAGGCCGCCTCGATCAGCGCATTACCCTGCAAACGTCTGCAATCAACCGCGACAGCCTGGGCGGCGCCACGGAAACCTGGGTCGACACGGCCACCGTCTCGGCGCGCGTCTCGCCGCTGAGTGGCCGCCGCATGGCCCAGGCGCAGCAAGTTGGCAGCGCCGTCAGCAAGCAGGTCGAAATCCGCTGGCGCGCCGGCATCACGGCCGCCATGCGAATCCGGTTCGCCGATGGCCGGGTAGCCAAGGTGAGCTGGTTTGAAGAACACAAACGCGAAGGCTGGCTGATCATGGTCTGCGAGGACATCGATGCTTGAAATCAACATCCAGGGTTTGGCAGACCTCAACAAGCAACTGCAAGACCTGCCGGCAAAAATCGAAGCCAACGTGCTGCGCGGCAGCTTGCGTGCCGGCGCCAAGATCATCGAAGCCGAAGCCAAGCGGCTGGCGCCAGTCGGGCCGCCGCGTGTCACACGAACCAAGAATGGCGATGTCACGCTGAGAAAAGGCGGCGCCTTGCGCAATTCCATTCGCGTCTCCACGCGCTCCAGACTCAAGGCCGGTTGGCTCAACGTCAACATCAAGGCCGGCAACAAGGACGCCTGGTATGCCCACCTGGTCGAGTTCGGCACCGCCCGCCACTGGATCAAGCCGAAGAACAGAAAGAGCCTGTTTTTCGCCGGCCTCGCCAAAGAGCTCGTCGATCACCCCGGCGCAAAACCCAAGCCCTTCATGCGTCCCGCCTTCGACGCCAAACACCGCGCCGCGCTCGATGCCATGGCGGACTACATCCGCACCCGGTTACCGAAAGAATTCAAGAAAGCCGCCGGAAAATGAGCGCCGAACTCGCGGTCTATACCCTGCTGGCCAACCATACCGGCCTGGGCAATCTGGTTAGCCAACGCATCTATGCCGACGCCCGCCCGGAACTCGATCCCTTGCCCGCCGTGGTCTACGCCACCATCAGCGATACACCCACGCCGCCGATCGACGCCACCGCCGGGCTCGAACCCTGCACTGCGCGCGTTCAGGTCAACTGTCTGTGCACCAGCGCCGCCGCCAGAAAAAGCCTCACCGAACAGGTCATTGCCGCGCTGCATAAACAAAGCGGCAGCATTGCCGGCGTCAGCGTGCAGGCCATCCTGCAAAGCAGCGCCGGCCCCAGTCAGTACGACGCCCTGGTGGATGTGTACAGCCAGAGCGTTGATTTCATCGTGCATTACCTGAGATAGCCCAGACCCCGGCCTGCGCCGTCTCCCACATTCACCCGCCCCGGCGGGTTTTTTTACGCCTGAAAGGAACCCACCATGCCCTTAGCCACTGGAGTTGCCAAGCAAGTCCGTTACAAAGTCGAAGCCACCTACGGCACCCCGCCCGGCGCCGCGTCCGCCCAATTGCTGCGGCGTGTGCAATCCACGCTCGACCTCTCCAAAGACACCTACCAGTCGAATGAAATCCGCGATGACTACCAGATTGCCGATTTCCGCCACGGCGTGCGCAAGGTGGCTGGATCGCTCAACGGCGAACTCTCGCCCAAAACCTATGCCGACTTCATCGCTGCCGCCTTGCGGCGAGACTTCGCCGCAGTCAGCGCCATCACCGCCCTGTCGATCACCATCGCCGCCGGCTCGCTGCTGGGCGGCATGCAGACCTACACCGTCACCCGCGCCGCTGGCGACTTCCTGACCGGCGGCATCAAGATCGGCGACGTGGTGCGTCTTACTGCCGGCACCTTCAACGTCAACAACCTCAACAAAAACCTGATGGTAGTGGGGCTCACCGCCACCATCGCCACCGTCGTCGCCCTCAATGCCACCGCACTGACCGCCGAAGGCCCCATTGCCTCCGCCACCCTCAGCGTGGTGGGCAAAAAGACCTACGTACCGACCAGCGGCCACACCGACAAATCGTTCAGCGTCGAACACTGGTTCAGCGATGTCGCGCAAAGCGAAGTGTTCACCGGCTGCAAGGTCAATACCGTGGGCATCAAGCTGCCCGCCACCGGCATGGCCACCATCGACGTTGGCCTGGTCGGCAAAGACCTGGTCACCGCCACCAGCCAGTATTACACCAGCCCCACCGCCGCCACCGCCACCGGCGTGGTGGCCGCAGTCAACGGCGTGCTGGTCGTGGGTGGTGTGCCCATGGCCATCTGCACCGGCATCGACCTCAACATCGAAGGCGGCTACAGCGGCGAAGCGGTGGTCGGCGCCAACACCGTGCCCAACCAGTTCCCCGGCCGCGTCAAGGCCAGCGGCCAGTTCACCGCCTACTTCGAAAACGGCACCCTGCGCGACGCCTTCCTGAACGAGACCGAAATCAACCTCATCGTCGTCATGACCGCCAACAACGACGCCGCCGCCGACTTTATCGGCTTCACCCTGCCGCGCCTCAAACTGGGCGGCGCCAGCAAAGGCGACGGCGAAAGCGCCATCGTCGCCACCTTCCCGTTTCAGGCCCTGTTCAACAGCGCCGGCGGCACCGGCGTCAACAGCGAAAAAACCACCCTGGTCGTGCAAGACAGCCAGGCCTGATGTGTGTTTGACGGAATAGCCACGGCTATTCCGCCTCCCCTCACCCAAACAAGAGACCCTCATGCTCGACATCAACGCCGTACACGAACAACCCACAGCCACCATCGACATCCTGCACCCGGTCACGCAAGCGCCGCTGGGCGCCCAGGTGACGCTGGCCGGCCCGGAACACCCGGACCGCAAGCGCATCCAGTTTGCCCGTCAACGCCGCGCCCGAGCCGCCTTTGCCAAACGCGGCCGTCTTGAGTTTGACGACCCGGAAGACGAACTGCAGGACGAAATCGACTACCTCGCCGCCTGCACGCTGGGCTGGACCGGAATCGCCAAGGACGGCACCCTGATCGAACACAGCAAAGCCGCTGCCCGCGATCTGTATGCCAAACCGGAAATGCGCTGGCTGCGCGTGCAACTGGCCGCCGCGCTGAACGACCTGGAAAATTTTATCGTCACCTCCGGCAGCGACTGATCGACCGCGTCGCAGCAGAAGCGCGTCTGTCCGCCCGCCAGCCGGACGGCCAGACGCTGGCGCAGCATCTGATGGCCGCCTGGCGGGCCAGCGGACGCCAGCCGGAGGAACTGAATTTGCCGGATGTGCCGGGTATTGCGCTGGGGGTGTATCAAGCCTGGCGCAACTTGTCGGAATCACGCCCGTCCGGGTTTGGCAAAGCGCAGGTGAGTTATGGCGAAATTGATGCCTGGCAGCGCGTCAACAACGTGCGGCTGACGCCCTGGGAACTGGAAACATTGATCGAGATGGACCGCGCCGGGCTTCAGGCGTCTGGCGAGTAGCGGGGCGCCAGGCTGCTGTTCAATGCCTGAAACCAGAAAACCACGGTCCAGCCAAACAGTAGGTTAAGCCAGACGATGGCGTCCCACCCGGGAACACGCCTAGCCATAGCGATCACGCTGGGCAGGACGTACAGCACAGGCAACACCGCAAAAATCAGTTCGATCATCGGACACCTCCTGTCTGCAGTTTAGTTGAGGAATGGATCATGGCCATTGAAATTGGAAGTCTGGTGGTGGAACTGTCGGCCAATGTCGCGCGTCTGTCCGCCGACATGAACAAAGCCACCGGCATCGTCAGCGGCAGCATGAAAAACATGTCCGACAGCATCCAGGGAATCAGCAACCGCATGAATCTGATTGTCGGAAGCCAGGTATTTCAGTCCCTTGATCTGCTGGCCAGGCGTGGCATGGAAGCGTTTTCCGCCATCAAGCACAGCGCCATCGATGCCGCCGATGAGCTCAACAAGCTGTCGCAGAAGACCGGCTTCAGCACCGAATCGTTGTCTGGCCTCAAATACGCAGCAGAACTATCCGACCTCAGCCTGGAAGGCATGACCAAAAGCCTCAAGAGCTTATCGGTCAACATGGTGGAAGCCAAAGGCGGCAGCAAGGAAATGGCCGGTATCTTCAAGCAACTGGGGGTGTCGATGGACGACCCGGAAGCTGCGTTGCTGCAACTGGCCGAACAATTCCAGCAGATGCCGGATGGCGCCCAGAAAGCCGCCCTGGCCGTCAAACTGTTCGGCAAGGAAGGCCTGACCATGATCCCCTTCCTGAACCAGGGCCGCGATGGCATTGCCGAACTGACGGCAGAAGCGCAGCGGTTTGGGCTGGTAATCGACAGCGAAACCGCGCGCCAGGCCGAAGCCTTCAACGACAACCTGACCCGACTGAAAGCCAATGTTGGCGGCTTGGTGCAGCAGCTTGGCATGTCGATGTTGCCTATGCTGATGTCGTTGTCCGAGTCGTTGCTTTCCGCAAAAACGGCGGTCGGCGGGTTTGATGACAATGTCCGTCAGATCGTCGGCCGCCGCGCAGGTGTGGAAGGGTTCGTCGAGAGCTTCGCCAGAGGCATGGCGCATCTGTACAACATGATCATGCCGGTCATCGTCATTGGCCGGCAGCTATACGATGTGCTCAAGGGCATCGCCATCGAGGGCGCTGGCTGGGCCGCCCAGATTGGCGCCCTGGCCAGCGGCAATATCAGCGGCTTCCGCGCCATCCGCGAAGCCGTCTCGCGTGACGCAGAACAGCTACGCAAAGACTCTGATGCATTCATCGCGCGCATCTCGTCTTCAGCCCAAGGCGCTGCCGGCAATGTCACCAAGTTTTTTGACGAGCACCGCCGCACCGTCCGCAGCGGCAGCCAGAAATACCTGATGGCCAGCGAACAAGACGCACGGTTGCTGCAAACCGCCATCGACAAAGCCTATAAAGGCGCCGGGAGATCCGTCAAGGATTTCGACTCGGTGCTGTCGGCCAGTAGCAACAACAGCAAGAAGGTGGCCGACGAAGCCGCCCAGCGTCTGGCGTCCATCAAAAACGCCGATCTCGATCTGGACTTTGCCAAAGTCGCGGCAGAAACCGAAGCGATCTATGCGCGCTCGCAAGTGCTGGTGAAGCTGCAACAGCACGCCATCGATGCCTATGCCGACTCGCTCAACGAAGCCGCCTTCGCCGCTGCCGACCTGCAGATCAAGTTCAATGGCATGGTCGACGCCAATGCCCAGGCCATGACCGAAACGGCACAATCCACCGTGGCCAGCCTGGGCGAAGAGATCGAAGGCCTGCGGCTGCGCAACGAAGAAATCGGCCTCACTGCCGAGCAGCTGGCCCTGCTCACGCAAACCCGGCTGGACGCCACCATTGCCAGCAAAGAACAGCTTTATGCCGATACCGCGCTGACCGAGCAGAATGCAGATTACCTGGCGGCATTGGCCGAGCAAATCAAACTGCTGCGCGAAAAGAAAGGGTTGTTGGGCCAAGGGGCCGCCCGCCAACTGATTGCCGATGAAGCCCGCACGGCGCAGGATGAATGGAAGCGCGCGGCGGACGACATTGAAAAGAGCCTCACAGACGCCCTGATGCGCGGCTTTGAAGGCGGCAAAGATATTGGCCGCAACTTCGTCGACACAATCAAGAACTACCTCAAGGCCGCATTCCTAAAACCGATTTCGGTGCAGATCAGCACCACACTTCTTGGCGCGGTGGGCATGGGCGGCACAGCCCAGGCAGGAGGAATTGCGGGCGGCAGTTCAAGTACGATTGGCGTCGCAGGCGGGTTGAAGGCGCTATATGACAGCGTCGCCGGCGGCTTCGCCGCGCTGGGAAATAGCGTAGCGTTTGCCACCGAAGCGGCGGGCAATTGGTTGGTGACCAACACCACAGGTGCGCTGAATTCGGCCGGGTCATCTTTAATGGCCAACTCCGGCGCTGTCGGCTCTGCCGCTTCCGCGCTCGGCGGCGCAGCCGCCGGCTTTGTCCTCGGCAAGATGATCAGCGGCGGCTACAGTGTAATCGGCAAGAGTGGTAATACAGCCGTGGCACTGGGCACGGCCATCGGCTCGATATGGGGGCCGATCGGCTCGGTCATCGGCGGCGCCATCGGCGGCCTGGTAAACCGCGCATTCGGCATGGGGGCAAAAAAATCCACCGGCGATGGAATTAGCGGCACGTTTGCGGGCGAAGACTTCAGCGGCTCAGAATGGGCAACCTGGAAACAAAAAGGTGGCTGGTTCCGCTCCGATAAAAGCGGCATCGACACCGGGCCGCTTTCCAATCAAGCCACCAGGGCAATGTCCGACGAGTTTGCCTGGCTGAAGCGCGCGACGACGGATTACGCCCATGCGATGGGCCTCCAGACCGATAAAATTGTGGCGTACACAAAGAGCATCAACGTCAGCCTAACGGGGCTGGATGAGGCGGGCAGGCAAGCCAAATTCACCGAGGTTTTCGCCGAAATGGCGAATGACATGGCAAACCTGGCACTGGGGACGGTAAAGTACACCCGAGCCGGCGAATCCTCCGCACAAACACTGGAGCGCTTGGTTGTCCACTTGACCGCTGTCAACGCGACGATGGCCAGCCTGTCCCGCAACGCCTTCTCCGCCAGCCTGTCTGGTGCGGACATGGCAAACCAACTGGCTGATTTGGCCGGTGGCATGCAGGCGTTTATCGACCTCTCAGCCGGGTATTACCAGAATTTTTACAGCGAAGGCGAACGCTTCACTGCCGCTGTGGCCGGTATGCGTGACAGCCTGATCAATATCGGCGTCAAAACCATGCCGACCACCATCGCCGCATTCCGCCAGTTGATGGAGGCGCAAGACCTCACCACCTTGAGTGGCCGCGCCACCTATGCCGCGCTGCTGAATGTATCAGCCGGGTTTGCCGAGTTGGTCAACAACATCTCCGGGCAACTGCACGAGCTGGAAGCCGAGCAGTTGAAACTGGCACAGGAAATCTTAGACGAACGCAACAACCTGGAAAAACAAATGTTCGCCCTGTTGGGCGACGAAGCCGCCCTGCGCGAACGCGAACTAGCCAGCATCGACCCGCTGAACCGCGCCCTGTTCTTGCATGTACAGGCGCTGAGCGATGCAAAAACGGCAAATGAGGCCTACACCGACCAACTGAACGCGCTCGCCAGCGCCGGCCAGGGCGTGGCGAGTTTTATCCGCGAACTTCGCGCCGACCTAACCTCTCCAGGCAGCACGTTAAACAGCCTGCGTAGTGCCTATAACGCAGACCTAAGCCGCGCCAAGTTGGGTGATTTCGACGCCAGCAACGCGATTGCCGACAGCGCCAAAGAGTACCTTGATGCCGTGCGCAACCAGGCCAAGAGCCGCACCGAGTACGACATCGCCGCGACCCGCATCGCCAACGAGTTGGAGAAGTTGCCGGCCACCGAGAGCTATGCCAAGCAACAACTGGCGGCGCTGCAGAACCTGCACACCCAGGCCAACAGCCTGGACGCGCTCGATGCCGCACGGCAGGAAGCAGCAAAGCGCGTGCTAGGCAACGTCGACGCCAACACGGTGGACCTGTCAACACAGACCGATCGCCAGATCGACCAATTACGCCAGTTGGTGGGTGAGAGCATCACCAACAGCGCCCGCATCCTGCAACTGAATAGTTCGATGGATGCGCTGAAAAACGCCATTGTGGCCATGACCGCTGCGGAGAAAACCAAAGCCGACATCGCCAACGGCAATATGTTGCTGAAGGCGCTGACCGAGCAGCAGGCGGGGGCGATTGCGGGGGTGAACGCGGGTATTGATCGAATCTGGCAACTGCAATCCCTGTATGGCAGCGGGCAATACATCAACGCCAAGGCGGGGCCGTTGGATTACTCCAACAGCGCGCAATTTGCGGTTGTTGACGGTCTATATAGTCAGCAATACGGTCAGCACTCATACGCCACGATGACCGGCTACAACAACATCAGTGCTTTCAAAGCCGCCTACGCCGCTGAAAAGCTCTCCGACAAGACGCTAGGCCAAGCCAGCACCCTCAAAGACCTGAAAGACCAGATCGAAGCCCAGCGATCTGCCATCCGCGCTCTCGGCGGCATCCCGCAATTTGCCGTCGGCACCAACTGGGTACCGCGTGACATGACCGCGCGCATCCACGAAGGCGAACGCATCATCCCCGCCGCCGATAACTCGGAATTGATGCGCCGGCTGTCCAGCCCGCGCGAGAACAACACCGCGCTGCTGGCCGAACTCAAAGCCCTGCGCGCCGAGGTGGTGCAGCTGCGCGCCGAAACCCGCGCCACCGCGCAGCACACCGGCAAGGCGGCACGCCTGCTCGACCGCGCCATGCCGGACGGGGATGCGCTCAGCGTGAGGGCTACAACATGATGCAATTTATCAAGCCGGTGCAAATCGGCGATGCGCAATTCATCAGCAGCACGCGCGCCGAAAACGATCACGCCGCCTGGAGCGGCGCGACCACCTACGCGCAGGATGCGCGCGTCATTCTCGCCAGCACGCACCGGATTTACCTGAGCACGCAGGCCGGCAACCTCAACCACGATCCGGCCACCGATGATGGCACCTGGTGGCTGGATGTTGGGCCTACCAACCGATGGGCGATGTTAGACGCCGTGGTCGGCACGGTCACCGCTCAAGCCTCACCGCTCACCGTGACGCTGAAACCCGGCTTTATCACCTCACTGGCGCTGCTGGATATTGCTGGCACCTCGATCACGGTGACCATGACTGACGGCCCAGGTGGACCAACGGTCTATAACCGCAGTTTCGACGTATCCGACACCGCCATTTTGACTGACTGGTGGGAGTATTTCTACGCGCAAATCACCCCCAATAAGACGCTGGTCATCAGCGATTTGCCGCCCTACGAAACAGGCCACCTGAGCGTGAGTATCGCCGCCGCCGGCACGGCGCAATGTGGCACGTTGGCGGTGGGGCAGGCAGTGGACGTGGGCGACATTGCCTACGGCGCGCGCATTGGTATTACCGATTACTCACGCAAGGAAACCGATGATTGGGGCGGCAGTTACGTCAGCCAACGCGCGTTCGCCAAGCGATTCGAAGTCATCGCAAGTATCCCCGCTACCCGAGTTGATTACGTTGCGGCCCAGTTCGCCGCCATCCGCGCCACGCCGGTGATTTGGCTGGGTGGCACGCAGTACGACTCCCTGCTCGCGTTCGGCTGGCTGCGCGATTGGGGTATCAACATCGCTTATCCGACCTATTCCGAGGCATCCATGACGATTGAGGGACTGACATGACCATTAGCGCACTACCCCCCGCGCCGACGCGCGAAGACGCCGCCGACTTCCGCACCCGCGCCGACGCGTTTTTGTCTGCGTTGCCGGCGTTTGGCACGCAGGCCAATGCGCTGGCGGCGGATGTGACCGCCAAGCAGTCGGATGTAACCACCAAGCACGACTCGGTCATTGCCGCCCACACCACCGCCATGGCGGCAGGCCTGGCCAACGCCGCAACCAACGCCAGCACCGCCACCAGCAAAGCTACCGAAGCTGCCGCCAGCGCCAGCAACGCACAAGCCGCCTGGACCGCCGCCCTAGCAGCCAACCCCGATCTCAACCCTGTGATCCGCATGAACCCCCGCGTGGCCAGTGAAAACACCACCATCCCCAGCCACTTCAACGCCTACAGCGCCGGCCCGCTGGAAATCGCAGCCGGCACCACCATTACCCTTGAAGACCATTCCACCTGGAGCATTTTATGAGCAACCTGATCTTACGCAGCATCACCGGCAAGGACGGCCAACCAGTCTATTTTCCTAACGGCATCGCCATCGGTTCCGGCAATTCCGGCGGCGTCAATGATATCGGCCTTCCCGGCCAGCGCGGCTTCGGTGTTGGCATCTGTCCAGAGGCCCTGCCCACCGGCATGGTGGAGCTGTCCGGCACGCGCGATCCGGCGTCCGACAATTACGGAAATTATCAGTTTTCGGACGGTAGCATCATGGTCTGGATGCCGGCGTTTTTTTACAAGTTCGGCACCGGGGTAAACGGGCTGGCGATCAACATTGTTGACATCAAGCCGTTTTCCACCTACGCCAGCATCGCCTCCGCCACCTCAGCCGGCTATGCGTTGCACCGAGCGTTCTACGATGGCGGCGCAATCAAATCCGGCGTGTTTGTCGATAAATACCTCGCCACCAACAACGCTGGCACTGCCAGCAGCCTGCGTAACGGCAACCCGCTCAGCAGTGCCCTTGCACATAATCCGTTTAACGGCCTCACCGGCGCACCCGCAAACACGTATGCCGGCGCAATTGCAGCGGCAAAAACGCGCGGCGCGAACTTCTTCTGCAACTCGCTGTTCATTTTCAAAGCGCTGGCTTTGCTTTCCCTGGCACACGGCCAATCCAGCACCAGCACCACATTTAATGCCTGGTATTCCAGCAGCACCAGCAACTTCCCGAAGGGCTGCAACAACAACGCACTGAGCGATGCGCAGGATGCCATGCTGACATTTGTGTGGGATGGCTACGCCGCCAACAACTCATGCAAAACCGGTAGCGCCAACCTGTTCGCGCGCACCACACACAACGGGCAGAACTGTGGCGTGGCAGATCTTAATGGCTGCATGTGGGAGATCACCCCGGGCTTGACGGTAAACAATAACGATCCCGCAGTCGGCAATTTTTATGTGCTGAAAACCGCCACGGCGATGCGCAACGTGACAGGCGGCAACGCCCTGGCGACTGATCTGTGGGGCGCAACCGGCCTAGCCGCGCTGTATGACGATCTCGGCCTGATGAACAACTTCACCGGCTATGCGCTGAATTTTTCCGACCGCACATTAACGATGGGCAGCGCCAGCCAAGCGCTCAGCGCCGCCACCAGCGGCACCGCATGGCAGATGACCGGCGCGGGCGTTCCGCTAGTGGCAGGCGGGTCAAACATGTTCGGCAATGACACCCTAAACGATTTCAGCACGGCGGATTCGTGCCCGATTGCCGGCGGGCATTGGGCCGATTCGTCCGGTGCGGGCGTTTGGGCGTTGTACCTCAGCCATGCGCGGGGCAGCTCCGGCGCCACTGTTGGGTTTCGCTCGGCCTTGTACCTCTGACGGCCCGAGCGATAGCGATGGGCCTTCACGACGAAGCTAGGCTGGATAGCAAATTTACGGACTTTGCACGTCAGATGAATTTGTATCTCAATCACTTCCCGAAACACGAGAAGCACGGTCTTGCGCTGGAGATTCGGCGCGCGGCTTATGACACCTACAGCTTCATCGTGGAGGCGCAAAAGCGCTATCACAAAAAAACCGCAATAACCAACCTCGATGTACGCCACGAGCAGCTGCGCATGCTGCTGCGCTTGGCGCATGCGCTCGGTTATTTTGAGTTCAAGGATGGACACCACCACCCCGAGAAAGACGGCGAACACCGCTACTTAGTTATCTCGCGGATGGTGGACGAGTTAGGGCGCATGATCGGCGGCTGGGTAGTTGCTGATCGTGCGCTAGACAAACGGGAAGCGTCTTAACATGTGCCCGATTGCCGGCGGGAATTGGAACAATTCGTCCAGTGCGGGCGTTTGGGCGTTGAACCTCAACAATGCGCAGGGCAACTCCAACGACAATGTTGGGTTTCGCTCGGACTCGGCTTCACCTCACGGATCGAAAGATCGAAGTGGAACCAAGGGAGACGCTTTCCGGCGCGAGGCTTTTGCCTCGGCTAAATCGGTTTGCATGGGCCTTTCTAGTAGGTTTGATTCTGTCATTCTCGAAAGTCTGGCCCCATGAAACGCGCTGGCTATTTATTCGAGCGCACGTTTACACCGGCGTCTTTGTTGGCGGCATTCCATGCCGCCGCACGCCACAAGCGCGGTAAACGCGCCTGCTTTCAATTCGAAAAGCACTTGGCACACAACCTGGACGCACTGCACGCCGAATTGCACGGCGGCACATATCGCCCCGGCCCCTACTACAGCTTCACCGTTTACGAACCAAAAACGCGGCAGATATACGCACCTGCTTTCCGCGACCTAGTGGTGCAACATGCCATCTACGCCGAGATCTACCCGATATTCAACAGGGGCTTCATTGACCAATCGTTCGCCTGCCGAGTCGGGCGAGGCACGCACAAGGCCGCTGATTATGCGCAGGAGGCAATGCAGGTTTGTGCGCCGGACAGCTACACGCTCAAGCTCGATATCCGCAAATTTTTCTATCGCATCGACCGCGATATTCTGCGCACATTGATTGAGCGCAAGATTAAAGATCGCCGCTTCGTTGATCTGATGATGGCCTTTGCAGACCACGGCGAACCAGTCGGCATCCCCATCGGCAATCTACTCAGCCAGATTTACGCACTGCTTTACCTAGACCCGCTCGACCACTTCATTGTGCGCGAAATCAAGCCGCTGCGTTACTGCCGTTATGTTGATGATTTTGTGCTTTTCGGCCTGACTCGCGCGAACGCCGTGACCGCACGAGAGCGGGTGATAGTGTTCTTGGCCGGCCTGCGCCTCACGCTATCACGCTCAACCCTGGCCCGCGTCACACGCGGCATCAACTTCGTCGGCTACCGCACCTGGGCCAGCAAGCGCTTCATCCGCCGGCACAGCCTTTACACACTAAGAGCCGCCGCCAAACGCGGGAGGCTCGATAGCGTGATCAGTGTTTTGGGCCACGCACGCAAAACCCACTCTTTGCAGCACCTGCTGCGCTACCTGAAAGGAAATCACCATGCCCTCTATCGTCTCCTACCGAAAGTTTATCAACGCCCAGGTTACTCGTGAACTTGCCGCGCCTGATGGCGCGACCGAACTCGCCACCTTGGCGGATGGCACCACATACGTTTGCCTGCCCGAAGCCGGCGCCCTGCCAGTCGCGCAGCACGCCGAAATCGTAGACAGCATCGCCAGCGTGACGCCGGATGCCACCCTGCGCGCTCAAATCATTGCCGCCAGCCCGCATTGTCGGTTGATTGATGAGCGCATGCGCACCATGATCCGCGACGCCTATCCATTGGAGGATGAACTTAAGTTCGCCCGCATCGGTGTTGGCGCGGCGATGGGGGTGTATCAACCCACTAGCGATGAAGTGCAGGCCATGACCGTGTTCGGCGAATTTGTCGAAGGCGTGCGGCAATGGGGGCGGGATCAACGCACTTCGCTTGGGTTGTGATGATCCACCCGCTGACTTTTTACGTTAACCAACACCAGACCGCAGAAGAACTTATCGCACTACTACCCTTAATCCAATGGCTTGATTCGCAGCAAAACTGTTAAGACCTTGCACAAAACCGCGCCGGCTATGGGCGCGTGCCTGTTTTGCGCGTTTATTGTGTGCTGTGTTGTATGTTTAAGCTGTTGATTTGATTATTAAAGTGTACGTTTTTATGTATATTTGAGTGCTAATGACGCCACCTCAATCAACATGATCAAAAAGAACAGACGCACCATACCGCGCAGAACGGAAATGGGGGCCATGAACAGCATTCGCGGGGTCGCCATTCCCTCCGCAACCGGAATGACGGTCACTGCCAGGCCGAATGCCAGACTTTTAAAGAAGATACCGAGCAGAACCGTGTTCTGGAACACATTGCCCATGATCCGGCTGAAATCAGGCAGGCTCCAGGTTTGCCAGCCATAGACCGCCAGATAGGCGAGAACCAGCGCGATCACACTGGTGAAGGCGGTTAGTGCTAACACCGAGATCATGCCGCCGATGACGCGTGGCATGAATTCGAGGCGCATGGTATCGACGCCAGCGCTTTCCAGCGCCAATAATTCGCCATTGATTTTCATCAGAGCGATCTC